GTGAACTGACGCATAGTGTATCAAAAGGTGCACAAGCGGCGGCAGTTAAAGAGGCAATTGAGAGAATTCTCAATGTGCCCTCAACCGAGACTTGGACGGAGGATACTCCGTTTGGTCCCGCAAAACACGTTGCTGGCCTAGAAGGCTGGAAAACAGTGTTTAGACCAACACCCGGACATGAAGACATGTTCGAGTCTGGTTTTGCTTTTGGGCCTAGAATCTCTACGCCCAAAAGTCCATTGGACACCGAGTCAATCCTAGAGGACTGGCGCGATGACCCTAGTGTACCTGATCATCAGGTAGACTTAGGCCCTATAGAACAAGGATGCAAATCCTTTGAAGATATACAGGGTCTTAAATTGTTCGATCCCAATGTCGATAGACAGGTGAAAGAGCAACCAGGCCGATTCCTGGGTCTTGATAAATACCTAGGTAGGCAATTAATGTACGTGGCGTGGAAGGAGATGTCCCCCACCCCAGTACTAAGAGCCGAAGTAGTCCCAGAGATGGGAAATAAGGCCCGTTTTGTGACGCTTTCAGACTATTGGCTGAACGTGTTACAGGCTCCATTGGCTCATGTATTAATTGAGGCAATGAAGTACCACCCTTCAGTCTTCTCAAGCTTTCACCGACAGGATCAAGCTTGGGAAGCCGTGAAGGGTTTAGTCAACGTTAAAGACATTAGTCTTACGGAGACTTCACATGTATTGAGTAGCGACCTAAAGGATGCTACCAATGCACAGCAATGGAACGTTACAAAAGTAATGCTCCGTGCCTTTATAGAAGGTTATGGATTATCATTCAGGACCGACTATATTGACCTAGTCCTCGACCTAATTGGGCCAAGGCTAGTAATGTTTAGAGATAACACAAGTGTACTCTCTAAAACAGGAATAATGATGGGTGAGGCTATCGCCAAGCCCTCATTAACTCTCCTTAACCTGGCGGTTGAGGAGTTAGCGTTTCTCAAACATTGTAATGCTTCAGAGACGCTGCTGACGGATGCCCCCGCCCCCTATCGGGGTTGGAGGTTCTGTCATATAGGCGGGGATGACCATATGGTCAAAGGCCCTGCCGGATACCTGGATAGGTTGACAAGAGTCCACCTAAGAGCAGGATCACATATCTCGGATGGCCAACATGGCTACTCAAAAATATGTGTAAAATATACTGAGCGGTTAATAAACCTGAATAACTTAGTATATAGAAAAGCCTTCCATGAGGACTACAGTCTATCGAC